CCTTTTAACCGGAAGGGATAACGGTCTCCACTATGCTTATTTCTTCTTTACAAAAGAAAGTCTTCTTTTCTTTACTCTACCTATTCTATCTTTCTTAATCTGTTTGAACACAGATTTCGAATAGTCAGAATAGGGGGTACAAAGAGTTCTAAGAACCTTTTTAGCTGTTAATATAACAGGAAAAAGATCCTCAGAATTATCTCTCTTAGTATTTCTGATTTCAGAAATTACTTGGAAAGGTTTAGGTAAGTAAACCCCTGACATTCATCTATAGAAAAGAATAGAACTGTTCAAGATTCTATTCCCAGGTTTTTTAGACCTGTCTATCATGAATGGAGTTGCTTTAACCTTACCCTCTTTATACCATTCATACTGTAATTTAGAATAATATCATCATCTTTTAATTTTATGGACGACCTTATCTCAAGATAGAAGGAATAAATCCTTTTCTCTTAAGTAAGGGAACCCAATAAGAATATAAAGAATGAAAATAATTATAATAAATACAGATATGGAGAAAGAAACGATGATCATCTTAAGCAGAAATAATCCCATAGTTACGGCTACGGTTGTCGAAGAAAGTACGGCCATGTATTTTATATTAGCACCTTGAGCCTTTAATTTCTTAGGAGTTCAAATCATTGGACTTCTAATAAATTTAAAGAACTTCGAGATGTTAATAAGAGAACTTATGAAAAAGTTCTAGGTCACACTAAATTGAGTCGATGTAAACTTATTATAATAATAAGTAGTTACACCAACAAAATTTAGACCAATAGATTGAAGGAATTCTTTAAAAAGAGTCTCCATAGATTTAACATCTAGGTTATCTTTTGAAAGGTTCCAGAAACCTGATTGGGGACCCAAAATACCAAATAACCATGCTCATTGGGCCATTCCCTTTTTATTGAAGGAATGTTCCAAGAGTTTAGTTAATACTTTCAACTCCAAGTTATAAAATTTAAAATATTCTTTCTTAATCATGTCTGATATAAGAACCGGGATAAAGGCTGGTGATCTTAAGGTTTGTAAGATAGCTTTTGCTCCGATCGGTGATAAATTTATCCCCGTCAGAGTGTAAAGTACCTTAGCAAATTCAATAAGACAACCAGAGAATCCTTTAATAGGATTTACCTCAACCCCTAGAACATTTTGCATATTATACTTGTAATTAGCTGAAATGATTTTGTTAGCAATAACTATGTCATCACCTAGTACACCGTATACTCCCGAATTAGGAAGGATTTTAATCCCACCTTGTAAGGCAGATAAATATACTAAGAAATGGTTCGTTAAGGCCAACATCGCAAAGGATGAATAAGCACCCATAGGTTGACCCACTGAGTAAGAGAATGGCTTATTAGTACCGTTATTATAATAATAATAGTATCTATTAAGTATTCCTTTTCAGTGTTCTCCGGGTACTCCCAAACTGTTAAGGATATCAGCCTGTAAATCTACAGGAAGTCTATCAGTAGCAGCAGAGAGATCCAGAGAATCAACACTAGAGGTTACCTTAAGATCTAAACTCTGGATTACTAATTTCACTGGTCCAAGCTGATTATTTGTTCCATCCTCGGGTAAAGACCCTAGGAAAGAATAAATTTCACCATGGAGAGGTTTAAACAGAATCTGAGTCCAGTAATCGGTTATACCGATTACTCTAGCCTTACCTCTCATCTCTTTCACTATCGACAATCTTCCGAGAACAAAGAAATCTCTGTTCAAGAAAGAAACGATAACAAAAGGTGAAAGTAAGATAGAAAATATTATGAATCAAGTAAGGAATGAAAAATATTTCATTTTAAACGGGTACATAATATAATGGTAATAGATTTTAGGGTGGCTCATTAATCCAATGAGATTTAAACCAACAGAAAGTCAGGCAATCATAGCATTAGCTCCAGATTTATTACTTTTAAAGAAGTAAGGTTTTGACACCTTAAGTTCCTTTAAATTCATTGAATTTAAAGTATCTTTCACCAAAGTAGGATCAAAAGTTCTAGATAATCCGGTAAATGAACCGGTTATTGTCGAAAATTTAACCTCATGCTCAGGTGAACATGCTCTAAAAATAGATAATACTGAAAATAATGCCCTAATTAAATGAACGGATCTATCAGGGGTATAATCAGGAGAATTTAATAATTTTATTAAATTTTCCAGTATATCTTTATAGTTTCTTCCAATTAATTTAGGAATTCCTGATCTGTAACAACTAATTCTGATAGAATTATCTAAAACTCCCTTTTGACTGATTAAATTTCCGCAAATTCTGAAGGCTTCTGCCATATATTTAATAGAGAACTTAATCCCTGATTTTTGTCAGAGGAATAAGAACCTATCACCTATACTGAGCAGAAGACTCATTTCTTTGCTAGAAAGGTTCATCATAGTGGAAATTATATGAATATACTTTTCAACCCCGGAAGGTTTCAAAGGTTGTAAATCTTTGATTCTTTCCTTTTCTACTTACTTGATATATGGAGATGTATATGAAAATACACCCCACGTACCAACTAAATAGAGAGGTAAAAGAATAAACATATAAATTTTAGGAATTGTTAAATTATGTAGCTTTTGTTAGTTATATATTTTAATAATACCTATTTCACCATATGGCCTTGGATTTTATCATCAAGAAAGGGTATTAGCCTCAAGTGACGGAATCTCCTATGAAAGAGTTCTCTGTACCATCATGGTGCTGAAAGTATGCTATCAGACACGTTTCGCTCATTATACAGTATTCTATATAATGTTCTTCTTACCAATCATAAATGATTAGGAGTGAAGGCTGGCGCCGGAAACGTCGCAAGCCATCCGAATATTTACGC